GGTTCTATCTGACGCGCCCATCCTATATGGCTGGGCCGGGAGTATTAACCGTCTCCCGCACTGTCATCGCAGGGTAGCATGGGCAGGTATTCCTTGCAAGGGTCAGTTATCCCGTTGTATGCTGTCCTCATGCGAATACATCTGGGTGAGGTATGTGAGCCCTGCGCCGATGATTGGATCCATCTCTATATGTCGTCAGGGGTGAGCAGAGACTTGATCGAATATGATGTGGTCGATCCACCAGACTGTGATGAATGTGAGGGGGAACTTCAGGATGATTGAGCGATCACCGCCACCCCAGTGGCGACCCCCCTGGCGTAAAGGGGAGTCCGGCAACCCATCTGGTAAACCTGTAAAACACAGTAAGGACCTCGCCAGGAAGATACTGTTCTCCACGCAGAACGGGGAGATGCTGGTCAAGCGCCTGGTGGCATTGGCCCAGGGCGAGATAGAGGGGGCCAGGCCCAGTGACCAGATCCGTGCCATAGAACTACTCATGGAACGGGCTTTCGGTAAGGCCACCCAGGTCATAGAGGTCGAGGGCGAAGTGGTACACCGGGCCATAAACGACTTCTCGGATACCGAACTCAGGTCTTTAGTCGATCTCAGGCGCCGCATCATAGAGGGGAAGGCGTCACTCATCGAAGAAGATACCGCCCCAGATACAGACGGGAGAGACTGATGGCACAGGCCATAGAACCCCAGGAGGGCCTGGCGCTTGAGGTCGGCGAGGCCGCCGGACACGCACTGGCCCAACGCCACTTCAATGACTTCCTAGATTATGTCCAGGTCATGGAACCACCCCCGGGCAGGGGAGTCATAGCCTTTGAGAGGTGGGACCACCTGGTCGAAGTATGCCAGAACCTACAAGATGAGAAGCTGATAGTATGGTTGAAATCCAGACAGACGGGCGCATCCTGGCTTTTGGCGGCCTATGCACTGTGGACGGCCATGTATCGTACTGGCGCGCTAGTCCTTTTACTCTCCCAGGGGGAGGAGGAGTCCAAGGTCCTCCTGGCCAAGAGCCGCTTCGTCTACGAGAAGTTGCCTTCTGGTTTGAGGACTCAACTGGGCACAGATTCCAAGCAAGAGTTGACGTTTCCGACGATGGAGTCGGGTATCAGGGCATTACCTTCGACGGATAAGGCAGGCAGGTCCGCCACCGCATCCCTGGTCATACTGGATGAGGCCGACTTCCACGAACACCTGGAGGCCAACTACGCCGCAGTCAAGCCCACCATCGATGACGGGGGCGGCCAGCTAGTCATGGTGTCCACATCCAACGCTTTCAATGCACGCTCCATGTTCAAGAGGGTCTATCAAGAGGCGCCGGATAATGGGTTCAAGAAGATATTCTACGGCTGGAACGTGCGCCCCGGCAGGGATAACGAGTGGTTCAGCGCACGCCAGCGTGAGTATTCGGACATATCACTCTTCGAGAAGGAATACCCATCCAGTGAAGCCGAAGCCCTCTCCCCGCCGCGTAGCATAGCCGCCTTCGATCACGACATACTCAACCTGATGGCCCAGGACTGCCGCACCCCTATCCGTACCACCCAGGTGGGGCCAGTCACGGCGAACATCTGGCAGGAATTCCACCCGGGCAAGAGGTACGTGGCCGCAACGGACACATCCCACGGCACCGGCGGCGACTACGCCGTGACCGTGGTGCTGGATATAAGCACGGGCTACGTCGTTGCCGATATCCAGACCAACCTGATCCCCCCGGACCAACTTGCGTTAGCCTCTATGGAACTGATGAAGCTCTACCACAACCCTGTCTGGGGCATCGAAGACAACGACTGGGGCGTACTCACCATATCCACCGCCAGGGAAGCCCGGTATCCCCACCTGTATTACCGGGACGACGATAAGTGCGGCTGGCATACAGATGAACGCTCCAGGTATATACTCTGGGGGGAACTGATAGAAGCCATATTCGATAGACTCGTGGTCGTATCCAGCAAAGAAGGGCTGGACCAGTTCTACTCAGTCATCCGTAATCCTAAGAAGAATGGCCGGATAGAAGGCCAGGCCGGAGCCCATGACGACTATCCTTTGACCGTAGGCATAGCGTGGCAACTCAGACGCTTTGCCCAGTCCACGGGTCGGGACCTTTACGGACCCCAGGAGAACGGCTGGAAACGCATATTAGGACGTAACCGTAACCGTTTGAGGTGGTAGCTTGGCTTACGACGATAAACCGACAGTAGAGTCCATCCGCCAGATGACCAGGTATCTGCAGGATCTATGGTCCCGCACACATACCAAGTGGCAGGAAGTAGACAGTTACTATCAGCAGACCTTTAGGCTCTGGCCCGAAGGCATGAACCGGCCTGAATGGCTGAAACCAGCCCGCTCACGCTCGATAGTGGACCACGCCGTAGACCACCAGTTAGCCTACGAACCCATGGTCCACCGCTGGCCCACCACCCAGACGGAAGCAAGTAAGCGCCGGGCCGACCAGATAGAGCCTGCCATGAAGGCCATCTTGGACGAAGCATCGCTGTTTGAGCCCAACCTGACCTGGAAACAGGTGGGTAAGCACCTCCTCTTATATGGGTACGCCGTGGTCGAAGACGGGCTAGACAGTAGTTGTATGGCCCAGCGCCGCGAGAAACCCAAGAAGGACCGGAACGAACCACAAGATGAGTACGATAGGCGCGTCCGTATCCACCGGAACGCCGTAAAAAGCATGATGCCCTTTCGTACCCGTGCCCCTCACCCTTCCCGTGTGCTGCTTGACCCCACCGAGAAAGAACCCAGGATAGCCATAAAGCACGCCTTAAGGCGCTCCATAGACCTTGAGGAGATCACCCAGGTGCGTATGTCCGGCGCCCGGGCCAGGCGGGGCGAGGTCAAGCCCTGGAAGGTCGGCGAAGACCCCTTTGAACTGATCATGGTGGATGAGTTCTGGTCCGAGTGCTGGCACGCGATGGCCGTAGATAGCGATCTATTGTTCGTCGAGAAGAACACCTGGGGTTTCATCCCCTACAGCCACGCCTTCTCCGGCTACGGCCAGGAGGTCACGGCCATAGAGGAATGTGACCCCACCTACCTGGCCGTCGGCATCCTAGAACCCGTGATGCCAGTCCTTAAAGCGCAGGCGCAGGCCATCTCGGGTCGCCATAACGCACTCATGGAAGCCACCTTCAACCCCACAGGCACGGTCATGGACTCAGCCGAACTCCAAGAACAGATGGCCCGGGGTGACGTGATCGAGATGGGGAACCGGGGCGACGTTTGGAAGATGGATATGCCCAACCTGCCCAACTGGATGTTCCAGTCCGAGGAATGGCTGGACCGGGACATAGAGATGGGGACCTTCTCAAGAGCCCTGCAAGGTGTCCGTGAGACTGGTGTATCCACAGTAGGCCAACAGGCCATACTGACCACCGCTGCTGGACGTAAGTTCGTGGCACCTAGCAAACAACTGCAACATCTTGCAACACAATCTGCATCACATATCTTGCAGTGGGTCGATGTATTAGACCTGAACCTACGCATCCGTGGGCACACCATAGACCCCAGTATGGTCGAAAGTGATTACTCGATATTGATCAGCTTTGAGCTGGTTGACCCGGTACTGCAGCTTCAGCACCGCGAACTGGGACTGAGAGAGGTCCAGCAGGGGCTCAAGTCCAGAGAGACTTACTGGTCTGCTGATGCCAAACTGGAAGATGCCACTGGTGAGCAGCGCCGGTTGTTAGAAGACCTCATCAGAGCAGACCCCAGAGTCCAAGAAGTCATGGCGAAGGCCGTGGCGCGTGAGGCTGGCATACTCAATATGCTGGAACAGCAAGAAGAAGAAGAGGCTAAACAGCAAGAGCAGGCCCAGGCCCAGGCCGGCGGCGGTGTGCCAGGGGAAGGTCCGATGCTTGGCCCCGACGGTATGCCGATACAACAGAGCATGGGCGCTATGGCCGGGATGGGTGGCACAGGTAGGCCGACACGGAACCCACTCACCCCGGGCACCGCAAGCCCCAGTAGGGTCGGACAGGAGTTGGCAAGATGAGCGTGAAGAACCAGTTCACTGAAGCGATGCTGAATGTGGCCGCTGAATTCGGAGATTACTGGGATGCGGGGGCAGAGGCGGAGAAAGGCCCGAACCCTCCCGTCAAATGGGGCGAGGAACGGGTAAGCAGCAAGTCGGTCTGGCATAATGACTGGGCTAAGAAGACCCAGTTCCAACGCCAGATGGAGATAGACGAACAAGGCTCGCAGGCGATACTCAATCATATGCCGGGCTACGCAGGGAGAAACGGAATTGGCTAGTCATCATATCGAAGGCGATCTACAGTTAGGCCCAGACGGGCGGTGGCGCGTATTCCATAAGATGATCGGCGCTGGCCACCAGGGCCAGTGGGTCTACTCCGAGGACATGCACAACTGGCTCCTTGGC